GCGCACAATGCCTTGATGGCCTGAGCAGGCGTATCAGCCTCGAACTGGAAGCGGCATTGCCCTAGCCGTTTGCGTAGGGCGCCGTAGACCTTAACGACTTTCATGCCGCAAGACCATGGCAGTGTTCTTAGTATAGTAGCTCCCAAGAACGTCCCTACTACTCAGGCGTCCTTGGATGTGATGCAGGATCTGCTGGTCGTCGATGTAGATTGCTGCGTGATTTGGCAACTTGGATCCAAGCTGCATCAGCAAGGCGTCACCGTATTGCAACTCTTCAAACGGAATCCGGCGGAAACCTTCGCGGTGGAAGTTGTCAACGTATAGATTCTCGCCACGTTCCCAGAACAGATCACGGCGTTCATAATCATTGAGTTGCAGGCCAAACTCTTTGCCGTACCAATCACGCACCAGCGAGTAGCAATCAACCACACCGAAGACAAACTCCCGGCCAACGTATGGCAGCTCAAAGCTATCGGGCTTGCAATCGCCCCACGCTTCTGTCTTCGGATTGACGATCACCCATGGCAAGCCTGACTTCTGGCAGGCAACGCGATCCGCTTGGCTTGGAGCTGGGTTGGTAGCAGGGTGGCTGTGAACAATGGCTACGATTTCGCCCTGGTCTTCCACTCGCGCATAGTCTTCACCACTTAGCACAAAATGCTCATCCGGTGTGGTGGCAATGTTTTGGCAGGGGAAGTAACGGCGCCGACCTTTAACCACTGCGATCAAACCGCAGCATTCGCGTGGGTCTTCAGCTTGTGCGTGCTCTAGGATTTGAGCTTCAAGCGTTTCGGTTAGCTTCATTGTGATAGTCCTGCCCCAGGGTAGCTGCCGAATGGTAATGCAGTGTCCGGTGTGCGGAATGTATATTTCGCATTTGATGCGAACGTGTAGGTTGCAGAGCTAGGCGATGCTGGCAGGAAATACAAGTTGACAGCAATTGTATCAGCATACAGGTCGCCATAGCTATTGAGGTAAATGATGTCAACCCCGACAGATGCGATGGTCGTCTCAATACCATTGCTGCCAAATACAATCATCCCGGCAGATAGACCCGTTGTGTCTATATTGATTTGCTGAGCGGTTAAAACTGTTGTTTCGCTTTGGTTATTGCCAAGATCGTAGTAATAGGTCTCAAAGGTTGGAACATAAGTCCCCGCCCGAGCGATTGAATATGGCCTATTGCTAAGCGTTACCGTTGTGCTTGCAATGCCTATTACGGTTGTGCTCGCTGGGATGTACGTTCCAGTTACTACTTGGGCAACGCTGATGCCGGTGTTGCTTGAAACTACTACCGTTGCGTTCGTTGTTGATACAGTGCCTGTCTTTGTGCTTAGTGTTGTCATCGTTGCAGCCTGACTCAAGGTCAGCGTGGTGGCATCAACGATGGCGCTGATCGTGGTCCCGCTTGGAATGCCCAACCCAGAGACAGCTTGCCCTGCGTTAAAGTTAAAATACGACGCGACGGTCATTGACGTGCTGCCATTGGTCACGGATCCATCAAGCGTAAATGGCGTGAAGCGTACATTGCAACTGCTCAACCTTTTGCCGCATACATCACTGCCGCTTGATGCTACTTTATTGTCGTTGATGTCATAATAATCAGTGCCATTGTATCCGCACTCACCGCCGCGATACACCCACTGGCATACATTGGCGATGATCTGACGACGTGGCAGCATCACACCAGCAAGATCAAACTTACTAGCTAGCTCAAACTCAACTGCTGCGCGGTTTTCATTTGCCTTCCGGTCCACATACCAGATCTCGTCGGGAAACTTAGCGTGCGGATCTGCCCCAGCCTCACCGTCAAGGTATTTCTTCAGCGTACGGATCCGAACAACCTTCGCTCCGCCAAGGTCATTGCCTGCGGTAATCATGTTAACTTGCAGCAGCAATGCAGTAATACTGCTGCCGATGTTGCTAACAGTTAGCGACGGGCGTGGCAACGTGCCGGTGCTGGAATAGTCAAAGCCAGTTGCCTCAATCGGCAGCCTTACATACGCTTGGCCATTCCATGTGATGTTACCAGTTACCGCTGCATTGACACCATTATGGAAGTAATAAATCGTGCTGCTGCCGTGCAACGTACTGTCAAGATGCAACTGGAACAACTCGATGATGGCATTAGGAGCCAGCACGCTGAGGTCTTCATAGACCGCGCTGATCGCTGTCCATGTAACGCTACCATCAACAACCGTGCCATCAATCAGCGTTGGCCATGCCGGCTGCGTGGCGCCTGACGTGCCAGCCGTCGTGCATTTAAACACCAGGCCAAAGTCCTGCACCGTACTGGCGCGGACAATGGCGCCAACGGCATAGCTAGTAGCACTGGCCCAGGCTGTGTATGCCATTAGGGTTCAAATACCTGCACAAATGTAGCCTGAAGCGTTGCACGGTTTAGGTATGGGATGGATTTGCTCCATTCCGCGCAGATGTACTTACCGCTGCTTGCTTCTGCTGGTGGTGTCCAGTCGAATGATTCTTGCGCAGCGCGTGCATCAAGGAATGTTTCAATCGTATCTGCATCAGTTTCTGATATTTCCCATGTCAGGCTCCAGCTTTTGGGGTTTTGGTTTAGCCCAAATACAGCACGCATTTGGTAGCCGTCGCCGTATTGAACTGTCGTCACCTTAGGCTGGCTGGTCTTCTGGGCGCCGTAGGTAGGTGTGATGCTAGGGAATGTTGCCATTACGCGAGAAGTCCTCCAGGGCGTTTCTGCTTCACCAATTCTGCCTGCACCGCAGACGATATGGCAATACCAAGTTGCCGGCTTTGCGCTTGGTCACCTTGAACGCTGGAGCCGCTTGCATCGACGTTGACCACAACGCTGGTATCGCCGCCTAGGGCGTTGTTAGGGATGATGCTGCCGCCCCTAGAGGGCATGAACAGCTCCGGGCCGCGCTCGCCTACTAGGTACGGGCTGCCGGCGCTTACAGGGCCTCCTAGGGCTCTTGGGGATGGCTTAAACAATCCGCCAAGTAGGCCGCCGCCCGTACCGGTGCCACTCATCGCACCAAACAGCGCCATATTAACCGCTACATCAAGGATCTTATTTGCAATGTTATTCAATACGTTAGCGGCAGCCTCGCCTAGGCTCTTGGTTCCATCTACTGCACCTTGGATTGCATCAACAACGCCAGATTTAATGGTCATTCCAATGTCGGAATATACTTGCCTCATTTGTTCTGCTGCGGATATTTGCTGCTTCAATACTTCAATGTTTGCCGCTATACCGCGTGCTTCCGCTTCATTTAAGGCTGGGAATTGTGTTTTTAGATCACGAATCTGTTGGTTGAGCCTTACCTCCGCTTCATTGCCATTTATTTTGCCTTGCAATAATGCCTGCTCATCTTGCAATGACTTCAGAGCATTTGCATTGTTAATTGCTTCTTCTGCGTACTGTTGTTTTGATAAAACACTTTGATTCGATGCGGTCTGAAGTATTTGTTGCTCAAGAATGTTTCGCTGGGTTTTCAAGTTTAAGCTTTGCTCATCAAAGTTCAATGCGTATTGAGCTTTATCGGTTGCGCTTGCAATTAATTGATTGCGAATGCCAGCCCTTGCCGTAAGTGTTTCATCTATAGCATTAATTTGAAGCTGGATATCTTGATATTTAGCGCCAAACTCAACCATGCGCTTTGCCTGCTGATTATTTGATTGTCCCGCAATACCCACAAGTTTTTGCGCCGTACTTGTTTCAAGTTTTGCTCTTGCTTGGTCGAGCCTGCGTTTAATGTCTCCACCCAGTAAATCATCAACAGAAAGCTGTTTAGGCTTAACTGTTTCAGGTAGCAAAGCTGGCGTTTCTCGTGGCTTGGTAGGCTTGGGCTGTGCAGTTTTTAATTGCTTTAAATATCCTTCTAGGTTTAGACGTAAAGTTGTAATTGCTTGATTTTGAGCTAAAACTCTATTTAGCGTATTTGGTGGCAACACACTAGCATCATTTAATTTATTTAATACTATTGCTACTCCACGTAATGCTTCTAATTGTGCTTGAACTCCGCCGATAGTTTCTTTTTGTGGTACATCTCTAATTTCTCGCAGTATTTTAGCTGTTGTATCTAAAGCGTCAGACCTAGCGCCAGCCGTCATTTGAGTAGATGCGGCTGCAATTCTCCGTGAGTAATCTCCTTTTAACCCAGTTGCAAATAAAGCATTAATTTGTTCAATGCCAGAAATAGCAAGACTTATTATGTTTTTAATTTGCGGTGCAAGTGTTGCGCCAATGGTCCTAGCAAGCTGCTCAACACCATCTGTAAGCGTACTAAATCTTCCATTTAATGTATCACTTTGCGCGATAGCACCATTGGCGTATTTACCGCCTTTATCGGTCAGCCTGATAATTGCAACCTCTACCGCTTCTGCGCTGATCCTGCCTTTGCTTAGTGCTTTTTGGAACTCATCTCCAGTCAGCCCATACATTTTCCGCAATTCTTCTTGCAGTGCAATACCACGCTCTTGGAATTGCAGTAGTTCTTCGCCTTGCAGTCGGCCTTTAGCCTGCACTTGACCGTAGGCAGTTACCAGTCCTTGCAGCTCAGCGCCGGTAGCGCCAGAAACATCGGCTAGGCGTCTGGTGGTTTCAACTACCTTATCGCCCTCAACACCAAACGCATTTAGGCGCTTGGCAGCATCAATTAATTCGGTGCTGGTGAAAGGAGTAACTGCGCCAAGTTGCTGCAATTCTGCAATTATTGATTTCGCTTTCTGTACGCTGCCGGTTAAGACTTCCAAGCTTTTGGTCTGTGTCTCAAGTTCAGATGCTTTTGCAAAAACAAATTTAATCGCCTGTACAGCAGTAAAGGCACCTACTAGTCCAGTTACAGCATTTCTTACTCCATTTACCGCGCCTTCCGTTGCTTTAGAAGCCGCACCAACCTGATTTAGGCTGCGTACAGCACCCTGGCTGTTTACCTGAATATCGAGAACTGAAACAGCCACTGCTAGACCAACCTTTCCGTCAGTCTAGCGGCGCTGCTTTGCCTTATCTATTTTTTCGCTTTCGCGCTTTGCTTTTAATTCGTAATATGCGGCAAAATAAATGAACTCAGCATCAGTAAGTTCTTGCCGAAGCCGGCTTACGGTCATGCCTAGCTCAGTGGCTAGGAACATTTCAAAGTAAAGCCAGCTATCGGCCTCTAGTCGTTTTTTGCTGTTTCCAGTGATTCAGGTGCACCAAGCCCAAACAGGAATAGCTCCAGTTCGTTTAGCACTGATTCCGGCAGCTCGCGTTGCAGCTTAACGGCATCAGCCGCTGCAAATGCTTTGGTACCATCTTCCAGTTCAGCCATCTGGCATAGCATCTGCGTGCTGATGTCCAATGCTTCTTCGCTAGAAGCTAGACCAGTGGCACGCTTGCGATCAGCGCGGGTGATTGGCTTGAAATACAACGACAGCACGATGCTGCCGTCTTCTTTCTTGATATTGAACTGGCGGCGCTGGTTGAGATCAAAAGCCCCGGCGAGCAGATCAACGGGGCGGATTGTGGCAGGCATTAGATCGATGTCGTGATGGCGCCGTTCATGGTGAAGTTAATCGTCACCATTTCAAGCTCGCCTACTGTAGCACCATAGTCGGTGGAAGTAATCACGATGCTACCGGTGATCTTTTTGCCGCCGGTTTCATCGAGGTACAACTCAACAAAGGCGTTGCCTTCATCGGTAGTGGTGTTGACATCCTTGATTAGATCCAGCTTATCGCCAGCGCCAGGTGCGTCATACATCACCTCCATGGTGCCGCTACCAGCGACTAGGCCGCCGATATTGGCCTTGTAGGTAGCACCTTGGGCAGTGGTCTCTAGGACGTCCTTCTCGACGGTCATAGACCAGGATCGTACAGCAGCTACCTCGGAGACACCGCCGCTGCTGTCCTTGTCAAAAAAGATGGTGCCCTGTTCGCCGCGAAAGAAAGCCATGATTAAATGCCGAGGGTGATGGTGCCGCTAGTGACGAAGTTGCAGGTAATAACCTCCAACTCGCCAACAGTAGCGCCGTAGTCGGCAGAGGTAATCAAACCGACAAAGCTAATCTTTTTGGTGCCGGTGGTATCAAGGAACAGTTCAAAGGCGGCAACACCTTGATCAGTTGCCGTGTTAGCAGCCTCGATGAATACGTTGGTTTCGTCGGAGCTGCTAGCTGTGTAGATCAGTTCGACGGTGCCAGAACCAGCAATCAAACCGCCAATGTTGGATTTATACGTGGCGCCAAGCGCCGTGGTTTCCAGTACGTCCTTTTCAACGGTCATGGACCATGAACGAGTGGAGGCAATGGTGGCAGTGGTAGAGCCGGCATCGTCAAACTTGACGGAACCTTGCTCACCGCGATAAAAGGCCATGGTTAGAGATCCTCGAAGGTTTCAAAGGTCATGCGGACCTGGGTTTGAAAGTACCCTTCGGGAGACGGCGTGGCCACCACCTCTGGGCCTGTTGGGGGATCAAAGCGAACCCCTGATGTATTGATTCTAACGTACAAATCCCGAACTCGTTTCGCAACGGTAAGGTTGGCACCTGGACCGACACCCTTGGCCGAAAAGATGTTGATTACCACAACACCGATCACGCTATTGCTTGCACCTGCGCCGGTACCCATCGTGACATAGTTGTTATTGCCAAAGCTGACTTGGCATTGCACCCAAGTGCTGCTAGGTGTTGGAGTATATGCCATGTTATGAAACACAACAGGTATCACTGGCGCTGTAGCTAGTTCAGTTGCTAGGCGGCCTTCGATTACAGCACGAATTGCATTGAGATCAAGCGCAGCCATTAGGATTGCCTCCCGATATGATCCGCCAGTTGCCTAGCGCGGTTTGCCATCTGCCTTGCGATCAGTTCCACCCAACCAGCCGGCGCCTGTGTGCTGTGGCCATTGCCTAGGCGCTCAGCATATGGCAACGTGTTATGGATGTGATATGAGTTCCCAACGCGCTCGCTGCCTGGGTTGTAGTTGATGCCTGTTGTGCGCGTCATTGCAGGTGTTTGCTGCGGCCCTGCATCATAGTTGCCGGTTGTATTTTCTCCTACCACCCAACTCATGCGGAATCGCCCAGTATCAACTGGACTTTGCATCTTTAACTCTAGGTCGGTCTCCAATACCACAATGCGCAGCAACTTATCGACTTGCTCTTCACTGAACTTACCAAAATCACTTAGCCTGATGATTTGCGCCATATCAAGCCCTCAGTACCAGTTCATAGGTAATCGACTGGTTATCTTGCTCAATTGTTTGTACGTTAATGATCTGATGCGAAATGGTACTAATAATGACCCGATCAGCGGTGCTAGGCGTAACAGCTAGATCAGTTGCAGCAATGAACAACCGCTTATCACCAGCTTGGATCAGTTCATTTACCTCGCGTGCTTTGATGTCTTGCAATACACCGCGCAAGTTGTAATCAGTTGTTGTTTCCGTAATCGCACCCGTGCTGGCATTGTAGGCGCCGCCGCTGACACGTCTGTAGGTCAATGCACCGCCGAACTTCTCCATTAGCTTGGAGGCGGTCTTCTGTAGCGAGGAAGCTAGTGCCATCAGAGCTTGTAGGCAATGCAGTGGCCAGACGACAGGTTAATGCTGGTGAAAACACCATAAATCGTTACTCCAGCGGTAGGAGTATGGCCGGCCAATGATGCCCCGTCATAGTTGGTGCTAATGATTTCAGTGATTGTTGCGCTGCCAAAAAAAGTAATCGCACACCAGCGGCCAGTCACTGTTGTTGCGGCGTCAACAAAAGTTGCGCCTTTGGCGTAATCAATGCCAAGCTGGTTGGTATCGCCCATGATCAGATTTTATAGGCGGCAATCTTGCCGGATGTTAGCGTCACGCTGGTAAACACAGCCTCGACAGACTGACCAGCCTTCAGTGGAACGCTGGTAAATGTGTTGCCAGTCTGGTTCAGGATCACGGCGCTAGCGATCACTGAATCCTCGAAAGCAACCAGCTCAGAAAAGCGGCCCGTGTGGGCTACCGTATCGCTGATGTACTCAAACCCGATGGCGTACTCGGAAGACATGATCAGCTCCGGCGAATTGAGATGTTGCCTGGTCCACTGATTCTAAGGCCTATCAGGTAGCGTTCAACCATTGGCGGGATCTTATCGGCGCCAGCCTGCGGGCTGCTGCTGTTTACCGTAACGCTAATCGGCCCGATGCTAACGCTGTTGTAATCTTCAAGGCCGCTAAGCCCAAGGCTATCGGTATTGTTGTTCAGGAAGACAGCCAGCACGGCCTGCGCTTGCTTGATCTGCGTTGGGATTTCGGTATCAGTGAAATAATCAGTTGTAATACGAAATGGAAAACCAACGGCGTAAGTATTGATGTAGGTATCAGGCTTGCGTACACCAGTGCGCGGCCATTGCAGCGCTTGCGTATCAGTAGCGCGGGCACCAAGGAATCGCTCGCGGTCTAGCCTTTGCGTTGCGGTGTATAATGCACGGTTTTTGGCGTCGGTGGTTGCCGTTGCCCATGCAGTCACATCAGCATCTTCGATTAGGCCATCAATAATGGCCTGCGCATCAGCTAGCGTCTGGTACGTGTTTGACGTGCTTCCGCCGGCTGTTGCGATTAGGGTGATCGCCATTATTTGGTTCTGGTGTTGGATCTATCTTAGCTGGCTCCGGCGTAGAAAAAGAGGCCACATCCAAAGATGCAGCCTCCTGGTTACGCAGTCGCCGGAAGGCGAACAAACCCATCAGACGCGCTCAAGCAGTACGCTGATGATCACACCGGCCAACGCGGTGGTTGTGCCAGTGACGTCCAGGGACAGGCGATCGCCAGCCTCAAGGATCAGGTTGGCGGTGGTGCTGGTCAGCTCACCAGAATCGGCTGCATCGAACTTCTGCTCAGTAAGAGCAGTGCCCTTGAAGTCGATTTTGGTGGTGCCAAGCAGGTCATCACCAGCGGTAGCAGCTTCAGTGCCTTGGCAGCGACGAATCGTACCAGAAACGGCAGAGCCGTCACTACCAGCGGTGGCATGTACCTCACGGATGCTGACCACTTGGCACTTCACCGGAGCGGTGAAGAACTGGACATCAGCCACCGAAGAGGCGATGTAGTGGTCAGCAACGATGTACTGCTCTGTAGACAGTTCAAACTGGGAAGGTTGTGCCATGGTTAATTACCTCAATCGAAGTTGGAGGTGTTAGTCGCACGCACGATACCAATGTTCTTGGTTTCGTACACCTTGGTCCAGTTGGTGATGGTCTCCAACTGAGCGCGGGTTGGGTTGGTGGTAGTCACCGCCCACTTAGCGCCAACAGGGTGATACACGTAATGGAGGTCCATCGACATGGCATCGCTCTTGGCGAGGATGTCACGGTCGGTTTCAATCTCCATTCCCATTTGCTCACCGCTGGCGATAGCGCCTTGAGTGAAGAAATAGGTTGCATACTCAGTGCTGGAACCACTGCCTTCGGTTTGCACGTCGTCCGAGACGATCACGCGCAGACCCATGTAGGTAGGTACGGTCACATCACCGCCATAAGCGGCAACGATCGTACCGCCGGACTGGGTAGTGCTAGTGCCACGGGCATCGGTGGTTGCCACGTAGTCAATAGCACGGCGCTCAACTAAATCATAGTACACTTTGCTATGCATACAAACCGCTGCCAATTTGTCGCCTTGGTCACCCAGGATTGAGCGAGCTTCGGCAACGTGGCGGGGGGACAGCACGGTAGGGGTATCACCGCTCAGGCCGTCGATCGTCAGATCAACGAAAGAAGCGGAAGCGTTGGTGCCGAGCGTGCCGAAGATACCAGCCAGGCAGGAAAGAAGATCTTTCTGGCGTTGGTTGGCAACATAATCAGCAATCTTGGCGCCGATGGCGGCCATGGGGTCAGCGCCAGCAGCAAGGGCTGCGAGATCGCGTGCCTCAAAGGCGCGGCCACGGTGCAGGATCACGCCAACTTGCTTGTCAGCAGTGATCTTACCGGGGGTCAGTGAGGTGCTGTCAGTCAGCACTTCAAAGTCGCCGGATAGGTTGGCTTTCCAGAAGGGAACATTGATGAAATCACCACCCTCGGTAGCATTCAACTCCGCCAGTGGTTGGACCACACCGCTAGCCAAGAAGGCATCGCGTTGAGTGGTCTGCTCCAGCAGATAGGGAGTAAAAATCTCGGGGATGATGACATCAGAGCGAAGAGTCGCCATGGTGTCGGTGCAATGGGATGATTGACGGTTTGGGCGCAGCCCCTAGCTAAATGGCGCAGCCATTACAGCAGTTGCATCCATACTAGCGTTGCGCGGCTGCTTTCATGCGATCGTATAGATCACGATCAGTGCGATACAGCCTGGATTGCTCGGTTAGGTTGAATGTTTCAGGCGCAAAGGGGTTCTTGCCTAGCGGCGCCTGGCCTGCATTACTGCCGGCTGATGGTGCGCCACTACCCTGCGGCCTTGGTGCCTTCTGCATCCATGATGGCAGCGTCTTGGCCCATTCAGCTACTGGTGTGCGCTGGTAGCCGTCTACTACCACCACGGTGCCATCAGGCTCACGTTCGATCTTGTCAGCACTGAGCTTGGATCGCAGCACTAGGTCAGGGTCATGGACGATCTCTGCCAATGCCGTAACAGCAGGTGCGATCAGCTCAAGTTCTCTGACTTTTGCTTCAAGGGATTCAATGCGCTGGTCCTTTTGCGCCGTCGCCTCACGGTACTGCTGCTCCAGAGCTTGCCTTGCTTCGGTGTAGTTGCCTTGGGATTCAAGTTGCTGCTGTTCATGCGTGCGCTTGAACTCAAGCAACTCTTCAACATTGACCCCATCTGGCACCTTAGACGCTTTGGACTTTGCAGCACGTAGCTCAGTGATTAGCTCGCTGTTTTTGCGTTCTAATGCTTCAATGCTGCGTTGCATTGCATCAGTAGCCGCAGGCTCCTGATTGGTGATTTCTTCGGACATTTATCCCGCAGGGATAGGTTGCCTCACCACTTTACCTTATCGGCCCAGTAAGCAGCGGATAATTTACCCTTGGCGATATTATCGGCGTGCCGTGCCTTGAATGATGCGCGGCGGGCTTTGTCTGCGGCTGATTCGCCTTTCTTCGGTGGTGATCCTGAAACACCTTGCTGGCCAAAGCGGATCAGTTTTACCGTATCGCCTTCTTTGGCGAGTACGGCATGGGACTTCTTTGGATTGTTCGGCGTGCGCTTGGGCTTGTTGTAGCCCTCAAATTGCTCACCGCGATAGGTGATCACTTCTTCTTTTTGGCAGTCTTAGCAGCGGCCTTGAATGCAGCGGCGCTAGGGCGGCCTTCTTCACCCTTGCGGGCCATGCGTTCTTTGCTGCCAGCTTCAATGCGCTTGCGCTTGGCGTTGATGTTGGCGTATAGGCCGGGTTTCTTAGCCATCACTTCTTCTTGCGGGTTTTGCCGGCTTCGGACAATGCAATAGCAATCGCCTGCTTACGGCTTTTGACCTTAGGGCCTTTACCGGGGCCTGGCTTGCCGCTTTGCAGCGTGCCGCGTTTGTACTCACCCATCACCTTGGCGACCTTGGCTTGGGATTTGGTTGGCTTTTTCATGCTCTCAGTTTACCGGCCCATAGCGGCTGCGGAGTTGCGCCAGCGTCAGCTCGGAGCCATCATCACGAACTAGCTTTGCCATGGCATCTGTTGGGCCGTACTTATTGGCAAGTCTTCGAAAGTAGGGCGCCTTGCTGCCAAGGGCCTCCTGTTGCCGTCTAATCACGTCTGCCTCCGTCTCGCCTGGCAGCTTCTTTTTAAGCCATTCGCCGTAAGTGATGTTTCCTGGTACCTGCCCATCCATGCTTGCGCGTTTGCCTTCTGGTCGTGGTGGTATATCAAGTGCTTTGTAGTCGATTACTGGCACCGTAGTAGACCGACAATTGAAATGCTGCGGCGGCATTGGACCTTTACCGTATTCAAACTCGCGGCCATCTAATGCACGGCATATTGCGCTGGTCCTGGTATCAAGCGTTGCAATGTAGCGGTATTTCTTGGTAATGTCTTGATTGCCCTCGTATACCTGCTGACTGGCGGCATTAGCTACTTGGTTGATGCTTGTGCGGACTAATGCAATAATCTGATTATCTGCTACTTGCGTTAGCTGGCCGCCTGCTGCTGCAATCTGCCCTACGGTTTTTGCTTCTTCGCCAAATTGCAGGCTGCCGATTAGCCGCTTTGCTATTGATGGTGTTGTCTCACCAGTTAATAGGCCATTGCGTACAACTTGGCTGAACTGCTCAGCTTGTGATGTAGCAATACCGCGAAATGCTTTGCTTACTACCTGCCCATTGGGTAGCGTGATCGTTGCACCTTGCGCAGCAGTAAGGCTATAGGTCTGCGGTGCGCCGTTGACTGCGGCAAATAGGTCATCCGATAATGTGACAACATTAAGCTGCGTTGGATCAGTCGTTACAACAGATTGCGCAAACTGCGGGCTGATTTCTACGGTGTTGATATTACTACGCAATATACCTTCGGGTAATGCTTTGCGTAACTCATCGGTTACGAACTGCGATTGTAGCTCAGCAATGCCTTGCAGTTCAGTGGCGGTTAGCTCAGTCGCATCACCCGCCCAGCCATCTAGGGATTCTTTCAACTGCGCAAGGATGCTGCGCAAACGTGCTGCCTTGACCGGTGCAGCAAGATCATCAATCACGCGCAACTGATCTACAGCATCAATGATGATATCGTTATAGGCATTGATGACACGCCGCGCAACGCTATTGCTATAGCGATTAAGGTCAATCGCATTTTTGTATAGCCTTGCTGGTGTGCTCACATCCCTCTAACGCCAAATGCTTCAAGCGGCCATTCAGTACGGATATTTACATCAGCACCTTGGATCATTGCATCAAGGATAACATCTGCTAATTCATTGAAGCCATCTTCGCCATTTTCCATGATGGCAAATTCTGTTACCTTATTGTCTTTAATGTTGATGCGAACGATCGCCAACATATCAACAGGCAGCCGACCGCGTACAAAAGTAAGCGTTTGGCCGCTGAAATCATGCTTAGTGCGGCGGCGGAATAAATTGCGGATCCACTCGATCATTGCAGGCCACCATTAGCAGTTGCGTCTACTTCTTCTTGTACATCAAAATCATCGCCTAGCACTTCACCATCTGATAATTGCATCAGTAGTGTTTCCTTGGTGATTGTGCCTGCGGTATAAAGTTGCAGCAGTGCATTAACGTCTGCTGGTTCCAACCTAGCGCCGATGAAATCACGATTTACCGTACAGCTACCTGCTGCCTCTTGCTGGCCCATGAATTGCGCATGGAACTTAAGGCTATTGTCGATCATGTCTTGTACGTTTTGCGCAATCACCATCATCGTGCTGTCGCCTTGGCTGCGGTCGATCATCTTAGATGTTGCGGTTTCGGCTGATAGTTTCTGGCCTAGCACTGCCGACAAACCTAGTTCATTGATCTGCGCTGCAATTTGATCTAACCGCTTAAATTGAAAATCAAAGCTGCGTCCTTGCGGTTCGATGTATTCTGCCCTGCCATCAGCAGGAAATGCTAATGCTTCACCGGGCCCTGCTGATACTTCTTCGGCACTTGTCGGAAAGCCAAAAAATGCTAGCATTGGCACGGCTGAAATATGGAGCTGGTTATCAAGGTCTGATTGTACTTGATAGCTTTTTAGGTTTAGCTCTGCAATATCTTCCAGCGGTGGCCTTGATTCCATGAAGCCAACGCGGTTGCTGTATGCCACGCTGAATGGAATTTCTGACAGACTTGTAGTACCTTCATCAACTACTTTGTACTCGCCATTATCCTGGCGTTGATGGATCTGGTACTGCCCAGGCGTTAACACACGCACCTGATCAATTTGCTTTTCGCCGTACTTGTTATCGGGGTCTGCCTCTAGCACGGTTTCTTGCAGCCGTAGTTGGATCAATCGCTGGGCGCCATCTTGTTGCTCGGTGCGATAACCAAGGATTTGACGTGGTGTGTAGGTGCACCAATATGGGCGGCCACCATTTGATGGTGCATCAACTAATGTTCCGATGTGGCCGTAACGCACCAATTTGCGAGCGGTTTCGTATGTCCATACATTAAGGTCATTGCCTTGCATGTCAACGTCGAATAATTGCTCGCGTATTGCATCTGATACGTCTTGCAGCTTGACGGGCTTGCGCGTCAACATACCAGCAAGCATACGCTCTAGTCGCTGGTAATAAGGTGGCACAACACTACGCGCTAAGCGGTTATCGTAGCTTTCGTCCAGCTCGCGTGGCTCCTGCGGCAGGTAGCGGCGATGCTTCCGCCGCATACCATAAGTGCCTTGCAGTA